TCTTCTTTAGTTAAAATTTCAGCCTGTGCCAATGCTTCGCTCAAAGTTTCAACTGTCTGAGTTAACTCAGCAGCTTCTGCCTCAAGCTTCTCAACGTTAGCCTTAGAAACTTTTTCAGATAACTCTTTAACTTCAGCTTGTGAAGTTGCAAGAGCTTCTTTAAGTTCCTTGACCTGTTCGTTCAAGAAATCACTTGACATAGGAATCTCCTTTTCGGAACCTGCGTTAGAAAGAATATTTTGTTCTATTCTAACTGATACACCATTTTTGTTGGAAAACAGGTTTTTTGACACTGAAGCGCCTGCAAAATCAAAGATCTCATCATTATTGAAAATGATGCTTTCTGGATTCGCTGGCTTTTCAACAAAACCCTTTCCGGAAAAAGTTATGTTTCTTAAGAGTCTACCAACCTTGTGATCTTGGAATACTCCAGTTCCACCATAGGCTCTTAGGTGTCTAGTCAAAAACGCGGTATCTTCATTTCTGGCTACAATATGATTAGAACCTTCAGGGTCTTGTACAGCATAGTCAAAACCACGGAAAATACACTCCATAGAAACATACATTTGTCCCGCTTCAATTTGTCGTATCAAATTCTCTGCTCTAGTTTTATATTCAGGGTCTTGCCACTGTCTATAAATAACAGAAGATACTAAAATATGAAGAGGGTCTGGAAGCTTATCGGCAGGCGTTTCATCAGCAATGGCTTTAAACTCATTGTCAACTGCCCAACCACCAATTATGCTACCAACTATTTTCTTCTCATCATGCTCAAGATTAGCTGGCTTATATCTAGGTGTGTCTTTTGCGACCCAGACTTCTTCTTTGCCAAACACATCATCATTTCTGTTCCAAGACGATGTTACTAGAATAGAGTACACATGATATACATCATCATCGTTTTGCCCGGCCTTAGTTAAAAACTCGGAAACGTTGTTAAGGCATGTTTCATGAATACAAGAATCAGTATCAGCGATTTGGAGTTGAGATGCATATGCTATCGATGCATTTGCTTTGATAGCTTCAGCAATGCCAGCATCTTTCTCAGCTTGGTATGTAATAATTTTACTCATAAGATGTTACTCCTTAATAAGGTTTTACACCAATTTACCATTTTTTTCTTGGAAATATGTGTAGTAAGAAGCTCGAATGCTTCTAATCTCCTCGATGCCAAGGCGGCGACCCACTTTTTCTGATGCTTCAGAAACCCAAGTATCACATTCATTATGAATAGATTTACAGTTCATCCCTTCTTTAATTGCAGTAGCAACTGATACTTCTGTTACTTCACAATTAGGAGAAAGAGAACAAAGAATTTCGAACTTAACCTTTTCTGCTTTTGCATTTTGCTCTGCAGTCAGACTTCTCATATTTTTCTTATCAAAGTCTTCAAGCAATACAGGATTAATAATCTTAGCAATCTTATCCTGTGCTTCACGAGCCCATAATTCAGTAGTTGCTTTTAGCGCTGGCTTAAAGGTTCTTTCTTGGCGAGGAGCTTCATCTCTTGAATTTTTAGGTCTACCTCGTTCTCCCGGACCATTAGTAGGAGCTTCAACTTTAGGTGTACCGTTCTTTGGTTTTGACCTCATCTCAAGAGCCGACATCTCATCATCAGATTTTGGCTTTAGTTTCAAACCAACTTGAGACGGGGTAGCAACACCAGTTTGCAATGCAATCTTTTCTTTAGCGAAGTCTTTGTCAACTGAGTGATATGGACTAACTTTTTCTTGCATAGCACCTCTATTTCTTTGCTTAGTTTCGTTTTCTATTCTCTTCTTCTCGATGTTTGGCTTAGCTTTAACCTGACGTTGAACGAACTCATCACTGATGATATTTCTATCCGCAAGATTAATCATCAACTGCATCATCGAAGCTGGATCATCTAACTGCATGAAATCAAACTCTACTTGAGCTGCCTGTCTAAAACCCATTGACTTCTGAACAATCTTAATCTGCTCATCCCAGAATTTAAGAAGAATACTTCTAACATAATTTAATCTCTCTGTAAGTGTCTTGAGAGAAATAAAGTTATTTGTAGTTCCGCTAGCACCGAATGTTCCAGTAAGTGTTGGCGGAATACCAAGACAAGAATAAATAGACATCAAGGTAGGTCTATATTTTTCTTCACCTAAGAATCTTTGAACGTCGGTTCCTGTTTCTAATAACTGAATATCTGGACCCCATACAATATCCATTGTACCTCCACCAGTATTGGCGCCAAGTATTTCACCAAGGGCTGATGCGGCAGTTGGAGTAGGAGCAAGCTTATGGTCTAAGTCACCAAGTTTCCAGACACGAATCTTATTAACAGCGCCATCAAGTGCGGCCTTATCTGCTAGCTTAAGTTTTTCATAAAGAATAAGATCATCAAAACAAGCATATGTCATAGGATCTGCCCAAACTTGCCAATCATCTTTCTTATAGAAATAAGTAAATGTCTTTTCAGGTGGTAATAAAATACCATTACCATTTCTTGAGTCAAGAAGCTCTTCTGGAATCATATCAAGCATAACTTTTTCATTAGCTGTTCCTGAGTTTCTAATTTTCTGTAAGTCTCTTTTCATATTTTTTGGAAGGTCCATTTTATATGAGAAGTGCCCAGAAAGAGGCGCAAGAGGACCGCCAACCACATCAAGTAGAAGCGGATCAATAAATACATATTGCCAAGGAAGCTCACCCTTCCTGAAGAAATTGTCAGATAACGTTGCTTTCATATCAATTTCAGCAACAGTCTTCTGCATTTCAAGCCTTTTGGACTTGTTAACCTTTGCGGTTTTCATTCTAATAACGGTATTGGCTTCCCTAAAAAGGAGATTGCAGAATCTTTCAGAAACAAAGTTTCCTTGGACTCGGGAGAACCAATCGTTATAAAATCTTTCTATTCTAGGATTAGGGTGAACTAATCTAACTCCTTGGCAGGCGAAGTCGCCCATTAGGTCGATAGAATTTCTAATCAGACCAATCTGTCTATATGATTTACGTGCAAAGCCAATGATAGCCTTTGGATTTGTTGGTACACGTTCTCCGGGGCGGAAGTAGTCGTAATCTCCCTTTTGTAATCCCGGTCTACCACTTTGGTATGTGGTTATATCACTAAAAGATGTTCTGCTTGCAGCAGCGAACTCATCAATAGAGTTAGAATAATTAGAAAGAGCCTCAATTTTTTCTTCTTCTGTGTTCCAAGACGCATATGCAGAACCATTTTGCATACGATACTTTAGATCTTCTTCTCTACTCTTAGGATATTTTCTTTTTGCCATGTTAATCTCCAATGGGTATTGGCTTTAGTTTTAATGCCTATTATATTCTACACCATTATTGATTATTTCGTTTGACAACAAAGAAACTGTCTGGAGAGATGTTTTGACTCCACTCTGGACCCTTATACATTGAGCCGCCAGAATTCTTTCCTTGCTCTCCTACAATGAGACCAATATGCTGATATGTAGGGGCGGGAAGCTCACGCTTAATACTTCTTGCTATCATGTTTGCGATTACTAAAGCACTATAACGGTCTTTTCTCATTCTCCCCTTCTTTCCTGATCCTAATTTGACTTCTGGAGTGTTCCAGCGCTCTCTGCCAGCGGTCGTAATAGTCATTACAATAGTAGATAACTCATCTTTGAGTTCTTCTATTTCCATAGCAGCGTCCTCTAATGTATCATAGAGCTTAAGTGCCTCTGAGTTACCAACTCTTTCTTGCATTTCCTTAAAAAAGATCTTATCTTTCTCAGATGTCATACTAAGAGTCAATGTATCAAAGCGAGGAAATAAAAGAGTCTTATCTTCTAGGTCTTTACGAAGTCCATGATTGGCCTCAGATGTCCACGTAGAGCTTGCGAAGTTTACTAGATCTAGAATATGGTCTCCAGCTAAATCATCAGTATCTTTCTTCTTTCCTTCTTGGATAATAGGATATATGGGTCTTTCACCATCCTTGAGTTTATCTAAGTCTCTTAAACCTTCAGCAATAGTGAAACCTCCACCTTGAGAGTCAATACCAAGCCTGACGCAAGGGAATATTTTCATTAAGTTACGTATCTTGCGAGCGCAGAAAGAATAGTAATCATGAGAGTCAGTCAGTCCTACTTTCTTTCTACCTGCAAAGTCTTTTTTATTCGTTGTCCACGTATAAACAACTCGTTGGTGCTCTGGATGTAGCTCGATAACAACAATAGCAAAATTGTCTTGTTCGGAAGCAGGGTCAACGCCGATGACATACTTACCATCAGGCTTTCCTCGTACTATTGCGTCAAAAGGTTCATCACACCATGTGGGCCATCCTTGTTTGTCTACATTATTATCATTGGCTACACACGAATGAATTAGACTTCTTCTAAAGAATCCTTGACTGTCTGCAGTAAAGCAAGCGCCATATTCCATTTGATAAATACCATTATGCATTGTGGCTCTTGATCTAGAGACTTGCTGATCGTCCATGAAACCCTCTGGAATTAGCTCGTAAGGCATTCTAATGATAGAGAATGATGTCCAGTCCAGCCTTTTCATATAGTCCGGTATTTCGTCGCTCTCGTCGCCGTCGTTAGAATCTGGATTTATCTTCTTCATGTCACCACGATTTAAGATTGTGCTCTTATACTTTTTCCAGTACTCTGCATATGGCTCAAAATCATATCCGGCAGTTCCTGCTATAATTGATTGGTTGGCCTTTCTGTCTTTATAGCTTTCTTCTGATCTATCTGTCCACACTCCCTCTTTCTGCATCTTCTTTCTTCTAGCAGCCTCTTTTACATTTTGTGTAGGGTTACTAGATACTGCAGCAAAACCAGCTACAACTGTTTCATAGATATGAGTAGGAATAGAGTTAAATTCATCGGCAATAATTGTATGAGCACGCAAACCTCTAATCTTATTTCCATCACCAAGAGGGACAGCCATTGCCCAACTGTCATTTACCTTCATTGTGCATCTGTCAACATCTCTACGAGGTCCGCTGGAATCAGAGCAGATACTTTGTAGAATGGGTGCATTTCTCCACAGAGTATCCATGTATTCAAAGATAACTTTGGACTGACGGAAAGCAGCACCAACAATAACGATCTTTGTTCCGGGAATTAGAGTGCATTTAAGTAGACAGTAAACAGATAACAAAAACGACTTACCAAAACCACGAGATGCAATATACATCGGAAATGGTCTTCTCCATAGCTCTTTTAGTACACAGGTTTGTACGGGAAGTAAGTCTACTCCAAGCAAAGTCTTGACAGTCCAGTGAAAGTATTCTGGATCTCTCATTTTCTTTATAATATGCAGAT